CAAGAAAAAAGGACTATTCAAATATAAAGGCAGCTACACACCCAAAAGGGGGGATCTTGTTTATTTTTGTACTAACAGAAGCCATGTTGGTTTAGTGGTTAAGGTGTCCGGAAATACACTTCATACAGTAGAAGGTAACAGTTCTAACAAGGTATGTACCCGGACATATTCATTATCAAATGCCACAATAACGGGATATGGTGTGCCAAAATATGAAAGCCTGAATAAAACAAACAATTCAGGTGGTGGATCATCTTCTAAATCTTCAAAAAAGAAAAGTTCTAAAAATGAACTTGCTTATTTGAAGAAAGTGCTGAAAAACCACCAAAATACAACTAATGGTTCAAAAATAAATGCAACTGTTACAGAAACAGGGAAACTACCTAAATGTGATGTATCAGTTATTGTGAAAAACGGGAAAAATCAATTTACTGTACCAGTGAAAGATGGGATGAAATTGACGTGGGAAAGAAAAGGAGTTCCCGGAAAACTCACATTTGAAGCATATTATGACAAAAAGTACAAAATTACAGAAGGGAATCCGGTTCTGTTAGTAGTTAATGGTACAAAGATGTTTTACGGTTTTGTATTTACCCGAAAAAAGGAAAAAGATGGATGGTATTCATACACAGTATATGATCAGTTGCGATATTTGAAAAATAAAGATACTATGATCTTTTTGAAAAAAAGAGCAGATCAATATATTCATATGATCGCAAAGAGATTTAATTTGCAATGTGGAAAACTTGCAAATACTGGATATGTCATCAAAAAACGAATCGAAGATGAATCTGAATTATTTGATATGATTCAAACTGCACTTGATGACACAATGATGACAAAAAATAAATTATACGTTTTGTATGATGAAGTTGGAAAGTTAAGATTGAAAAATGTATCCAGTATGAAAGTTAATGACTGCTTAATTGATGAAGAAACTGGACGAGATTATTCATATACCAGCACCATAGATTCGGATGTATATAATCAAATTAAGCTGGTATATGAAAATACAAAAAAAGGAACTTATGATCTTTATATTGCAAAAAGCACAAAATCAATCAATAAATGGGGTGTGTTGCAATATCTTGAAAAGATTGATGATCCTGACATTGGAAAACTGAAATCAAAAGCATTACTGACTTTATATAACAAAAAGGTACGACATCTTTCAATTTCAAATGTAATTGGAAATGTAAAGGTTCGTGCCGGTTCATTAGTTCCGGTTGTGCTGAATTTGGATGATATAAAAGTTGCTAATTATATGATAGTAGATAAAGTAACTCATATTTTTAACAACAATGAATATATAATGGATCTAAATGTATCAGGGGGTGATTTTACAAGTGAGTGATTACGGAAATAAAAGCTTGGTTCAACTGATTAAGCAGTGCGCAATGGATGCATTTCGTGCATCAAAACCTTGTAATACATATATTGGAAAGGTAACAAAAGTAAATCCGTTAAAAGTCAGCGTTGATCAGAAAATGATTATTGACGCTGACTTTTTAGATGTTTGTGAATCATTAACTGATCATAAAGTGCCTATAACCGTAGGTGATACGAAAAAAACATACACCATTCACAATTCATTGAAAAAAGGTGACATTGTATTACTGATACGGCAACAAGGCGGTCAAAAATATACGATTATTGATCGTATAAAGAAGGGAGCGATAAAATGATCCCAAATAATGAAAATTATGAAGATTTTGATGATGAAGAAAACGATGGTCTTGATACAGAATTTGATATGACATCTGAACCGTCACTGACTTATCGGTTGGATGTTGATAACAAACGAATAATTGGAAGGATTGACGATATTGAAGCAATCAAACAGGCAATTCTTTTGATCTTACAAACTGAAAGATATAAGTTTGAAATGTATTCGTGGGACTATGGTTTTGAAATGGAAGATTTACGTGGAGCATCCATCCCCTATGTAATGAGTGAGGTCAAGCAACGATTGATCGATGCTCTTACAGCGGATGATAGAATTGAATCCTTAGAAGATTTCAAGATAACCAAAACGGGGAAAAATACACTTTATATTGTATTTACTGTAATTACAACGCAAGAAGATGAATTTGAAATGGAAAGTGAGGTTGAAATTTAATGTTTGAAGAATTTGATAATGAATCAATACTGGATTCAATGTTGCAAAATGTAGATGACAGTCTTGATAAAAGAGAAGGTTCAATTATATATGATGCACTTTCCCCTACTGCACAATTACAAGAAGAAACCTATGCAGCACTCGATATGGTATTAAATGAAGTATTTGCAGACACAGCATCTTATTATTTTTTAATTAAAAAAGCAGCAGAAAGCGGAATCTATCCAAAAGAAGAAACATACATGATAGGGAAAATGGTCATCACCCCATCTACTGTGATTCTTAATGCTGGCGATAGATTCAGCCTTGACGAATACAACTATATGGTGGTTGAAGCAATAGATGCGTCTGTCGGATCATATAAAGTACAGTGTGAAACCGCTGGAACAATACCAAACCAAATATTAGGTACGTTACTACCTATCGAATATATAGACGGGTTAGAAACGGCTGAATTGACTGAAATTTTGATTCCGGGAGAAGATGAAGAAGATGTTGAAGTATTCAGACAAAGATATTTTAATTCTTTTGATGATGAATCTTTTGGTGGAAATAAAGCAGATTATAAGGAAAAAGTAAAAGATATTGATGGTGCTGGTGTGTGTAAAGTGATCAGAATGTGGAAACAAGGATATAACCCTTCAAAATTTATACCATCTAAAGCGGTTCAAAGTTGGTTTGAACAACAATCTGCAAATACCCTTGGGGATGAAGTTTATTCATGGCTTAGTGCAGTATATACAGCGGCTTTGCAAAAATTATTGACAGTCGGTGGAACAGTCAAAATTATATTTCTTGATAGTGATTACCATGCACCTTCATCCACCTTGATTGAGAATGTTCAAAATACTCTTGATCCTGAACAGAGTACCGGTGAAGGAGATGGTGTAGCACCGATTGGTCATGTTGTAAATGTTATTGGCGCACAAAATAAAACAGTCAATTTTGCTTTTTCTATTACTTATAGATCAGGTGTTACTTTTGCAGAGGTAAAAAGCAATATTGAATCAGCGATTGATGGGTATTTTACTATACTAATTCAGGACTGGGAAAATCAGTCAAATACTGTAATTAGAAGAAATCAGGTAGAAGCGTTATTGTTGAATATTGACGGCATCAATGAAGTAACTAACACCGTCATCAATGGAGCATCTTCAAATCTAATATTGGATGAACAGTATATACCAGTAAGGGGGACTGTAAATGGTTGATATTGTAGAAAGAAAAAAATATATTTCTTACCTTCCTGATTTTTTGAAACAGTTCTTTGAATTTCAGGAAATTGGAAAATCGGTTGATACCACAGTCAATGCATTTGATAAAGCATTAGAAGAAGTATTAAATAACGCATTTATAACCACTTGTAATGAATATGGTATTCGTAAATATGAAGCACTTTTGAAAATAACACCAAGTGCGGACGATACTATTGAATCAAGGCGATCAAGAGTATTATTGCGATGGAATAGTCATATACCATATACGTACAGGGTATTGATTCGTAAATTGAATACTTTATGTGGTGTAAACAATTATACAATTACAGATGACCAAGAAAATTATCATTTGATATTTAATACACACCTTGGGTTATTCGGTCAGGTAAAAGAATTAGAAATGATGCTTGAAAGGATTTTGCCTGAAAATATATATTATGAATCAAATAATTTATTAGAATGTATTGCAACTGGATCTGTACTAATTGGGACAGGAATAGTTGATACTGCAATGGTTATTTTGTCAAACGATTATATTACAGGTATACAGTCTAACGGCAGTAATTTGATTGCGGCAACATCAAGTCAAGTTGATACTTTAATTTTATCGAATGATTATTTAGAAGAATTGCAGTCAGATGGTATAACAACTCTTGGCACTGCACTTACTACTTCGTCAAATTATATCATATCAAATGATTTCAAAAATGACCTATCAACTAATGGATCAGCACTGGTTAGAGCAGGAACAGTTGACGTGGCATTTTATGAAATAAACAATTAACCAAAAGAAAGGAATGATAACAATGGTACAGTATTCACAACTTATTACAACATCACTTGGTCAGGCACTCATGGCAAAGATGATTAGCGGTAAAACGGGTGTGCAGTTTACAAAAGTATGTGCATCATCAAACGTCTATAATATGTCACAGTTGCCGGGGCTTACCGCATTGAGTAACATTAAACAAACAAGCCTTGTTAGTAAGGTGACACGCACAAATGAAACAGCAATAAAAATTGAAACGGCATTTTCTAATACCGCATTATCCAGCGGATACTATATGCGTACATTGGGCTTATATGCAGTTGATCCGGACAAAGGGGAAATCTTATATGCTGTATGTATTGCAAATGACGATAACTGTTATATGCCACCATATAACGGTGTAACAACAACAGGGGCATATATTTCCATGTTTCAGACAGTAGGTAATGCATCGAGTGTTTCATTAAATGTTGATTCCGGGGCAACCGCAACAATCGGTGATATTCAGGCACTTGAAAAAGAAATTGCTGATCTGAAAGCCTTTGTTGGCTATACTGACGGTGATATTTACGGTGTTGAAGTAGATTTTGTCAATAAGAAGTTCACCCGTCTTGCCGAGGCAGTAAACTGTTCAGCGGGTTCAGGATTTGACGGAATCAAGGCATTTGGTGGAAGAAAGCGTTGCAACCTTACAAATGACGGGCGTGTTGCTGCATACTATGGTGAAGCCGGATTTTCCACCACTGGAAAACTGACACAGGCGGTTGACCGTAACCCGGTAGGTACTGAATCACCTGATGAAAATTTGAAATTCAGTGCTGGAACAATCGTTCAGGTAATGGTTGAACAGCCAAAGTTTTATTACAAAGTTGTGCCGTTATTGGTTGAAAAGAAAGCAAAGGGCGGTCTTACAAGAAAGGTCAGATATTATGTATCTGATACACCAAAGGCGGGATTCAAACTTCATCCGGCGTTCATTGTGAATGGTCAGGAAAATGATGTTGCATACCTTGCAGCCTTTGAAGGTACACTTTGGGATGCTTCTGCAAGTGCCTATATCTTGGATGATTCACAGGTTGCTGACTTTGCTGCTGATATGTTATGCAGTATTGCCAATGCAAAACCATTTTCAGGACTTACACAAAACGCAACCCGTGCCAATGTCAGAAAACTTGCTGAAAAGCGTGGTACTGGTTGGGAACAGGGTGTTGTTCAGACGGCATCCGCTTCACAGATGCTTATGCTGATCGAATATGCAACATTCAATATGCAGTCTGCCATTGGTAACGGTGCAGTTTCCAAGGCTGATGACGGTCAGACTTCAATGACAGAAAACACTGGTGCAACAATTACCCTTGGTAACGCATCAGGTGCAGTTGTCAACGCTAATGGTATTCAGATCGTGTCATACCGTGGTGAAGAAAACTTTTGGGGCAATATTTGGTGGTGGATTGATGGAATCAATCACTATGCAAACGCAACCACGGGTGAGTGTGAAACCTATGTTGCAGATCATGGTTTTGCTGATGATGTTAAGACAGCACCGTATGAAGATACAGGCATGACCGCAAAATATGGAAACGGTTATATTTCCGCTTTCTGCTATTCAGAAGATTTTGATTGGTTATTCTTACCGTGTGAGTTCAACGGAAACACCGCACTTCCTGTTGGTGATTACTGTTGGAATCAGAACGATACTGGTTGGCGTGTCGCTAAGTTGGGTGCTAGTTGGGGTAATGGCTTGGATGCCGGTGCTTTCTGTTGGCATCTGATTGATGCTTCGTCTTATCGTGATCGGAGTATCGGCGGTCGGTTGGTGTATCGAAAAAAGGTAGCAGCATAACAGGCAACCAGTAATTCACACAATTTTGGGTGATCGGGGTGCTGGGGGTGGCGCTTTTCGGGCGGTTGGGCTATGTTGGGGCGTTTGCCGCTTTCGTTGGGTTGGGTGCTGGTTGGGTTGGTGGCTTGAATACCAGTGCTTTCTATTGGAATCTGAATAATGCTTCATCTAATCGTAATCGGAATATCAGCAGTCAGTTAGTAAATGCACAAATATCACTTGAATCACCCCGTCAGAAATGGCGGGGTGATCTTATAAATCAATGTACTGAAAACTGATTACCGTGCCACTTGGCAAAACATCAAAATACATGGACTGTATTAGTAGACCGTCACCTGACGGGTTGAAAGTTCGGTTCAGTGCATACAGAAGGGAACAGACAGGCGTGAAAAGGTATGGCAATCTTTATGAAA